TAACTCTTGATGGCTGCAATTCAACTTTAGTAATAGCACCATTAGCTGCAACATTGGTTACCGCTGCAGCTGCACCAACGCCAATGGCCATTGGTTGTGTTTCTGCAAATATCAACTCATCACCAATTTGATAATTTAGTCCACCACTATTGATTCTAATTCTACCTAAAGAGTGAGAACTTAAAACATGATGTGTTGTTCCGTTTGCTTGAAATGGTGCAGAGTCAGCATCTAATGTAGGAACAAAATTAAAAGCAGCATTTGCAAATAAAATTGCCACATTGGTAATTGGGCCAATATCATTAACACTAGTAAAACTCAAAGCATCAACAATTTTTGAATTAACATTTTCAGTAACAACTGATGCATTGAATCCATAATCAGCAGCGTTAATTGCAACACTACCATAATCAGCAATTCTATCGGTATTTACAACAAAAAAGTTAGCTACATTTACTCCAGAATCATCAACAGCATCAATCGCCATTGTTAACGAGCCACTTCCTGTACCAATAACATAAACATTAGAGCCTTCTTTGAATCCTGTTCCACCAGCTAAAACTCTAATTTGATTAATAAATCCAGAAAATACTTCAGATACAACAGCTTGAGCATCTTGTGTTGCTTCGCCACCAGTAATGATAACTGGATCACCAACATTATAACTAGCACCACCATCTATAATAAAAATATTACGAAGAATGGATAATCCGTGAACTCTAATATTGATAAGAGTGTCATCGTCAGGATCAATAATGTTTAATGTAGCAGTTTCGCCGTTTTCAAAATTTCCAAGTAATGTTTTTGTATTGATATACAACTCAAAAATTGGAATAGTATTAACAGTTTTTTGAGCAGTTCTTTCAACAAGAGCACTAGCGCCAGATACATCACCTGTAATTTTTCTATTTGTCAATAAGTCAAAATCAAAATCGTCATACAAAACTTCAATTATAGAATTGTTTGCCGGTGCAGTATTGAATATTAATTTTCTAGTTTCTCTGCGAATATTAAAACCAGAAGTTTGTAATACATCATTAACATAAACAGAGATATCACTAGCATTAACAACTTTTGCTAACTTGAATGTGGTATTTGAACCATTTCCTGTATATACACTATACACACCTTGTTCGGTTCTAAACGCATTTTCAATTAACCATTTACCATCAGAAGCTCGCAAAACACTTTGATTTGGTTTAACAATTTCCACTTCTTCATTGAATAGAAGCCTGAATAAAAGTTGAAATGATTTATCACTACCTTTTGCCAAATATAATGGCAAAATGTTTTTGATTAAAAATGCTTTATCTACTTCAACATTACGGGGAATTAAATTACCATAAGTATTAAAAAAGTTGTTTTCAAATTCTGCAATAGAAGCATCAACATCAGAAATGTAACGAAGGTCTTTTGACTTAGTAACTAAATCATTCTTTTTTGTGCCTTGTTTGTTTTCCAAAAACTCATAGTATGCTTCTAAAAAAGCAATAAAATTAGGATGTTCTTCACGAACAAACTCCGGTACCTGACGATTAATCAGTAACGATGTTTTTTGGTCAGCCATTATGAATTATATTTCTTTTCTAATATTGTTGAAATTGCTATTGGATCATCTTCATCAATGGTAAGAATAGTATCTCTTGTTGATTCAATAATGCCTTTTTCTGCTTCTATTGTTACACGAATTAATCCATCATCAGAATCAACACTTAAAAACCGAATATTATTAATTGTTAAAATTCCATTGTCATAGTCAATAGTACCTGCATTAGAATTAATAATCTGTCTTTGTGCTAAACTATCGTAATAAATTGTTCTGAGTGTGCCGGTTCTACCATCAATAACAGCAACAGCTTCTGCACCATATCCATTACCACCAGTGATTGAGATAGTAGCACGAGTATAATCTGTACCACGATTGGTAATGTTAATTGTTTGAATTCTGCCATTAACAATTACGGCTTCCGCTGTTGCATTTGTACCGTCACCATTAATTGTAATAGTTGGTGTGGTTGTATAACCTGTTCCTGGATTGGTAACTTGAATTGAAGATATGCCAGTAAAAGATTGTGGAGTTTCTTCAAACTGTGCCGTTCTTACTGTTCCAGTAATATCAAATATTGTAAATTGTGTTGAAGTTAATTTATTTGTTAATGTTCCACGGTGAATAGGAACATTATATTTAACTGTATAACTTACAGATTCATTTAACTGAGGTTCAAAACGGCGTTGAACACGAACAACACTCTCTGAACCAACAATAGAATCACCATTAGTTGAATCAATAGCGTCTTGTAATTTTGAAAGAATAAATGTACCAGCAAATTTGTTTAGATAAGTATCACGGTAATCTAAAATAGCTTGACGAATGTTGTTTCTAATTGTGCCTTCATCTGAAGATGTTTTCTTTGGGTCGTATTGAACTCGGCTTTCAACAATTAAATATAAGTATTGTGGGTCACGAATCTCTGCATTTACCGATACAATAGATTTTGGACTAATGATTTCATCAATAATTCTTTGTTTTTCAGTTTCAGAAATAAAATAATTTGCTTTTGGTTTTAGTGCAATATAAACTTTACCAAAAACTTTTGGTGTTTCAGTTTCACCACCCCAAACGGATAAAGAATCTACGCTTGGGTATTTACTCTTAATATAAGATTCATAATCTTTAACTGTGACCAATCTGTTTTGTGTTGCATATTGAGCTGCAGCGGAGTATTTAATTGAATCAACTGTTTCACGAGTTGCGCCGCCAGATGCTACATCAACAACATCAATAACAATATCAGAATAAGCACCAATTGAAGAAGCGGCAACAAAACCATTAGCTTGATTAGCAGCAACACCATTGGTAACCAAATAAGTTACGGTAACAACTGCACCATCATTAAGTGCTTTGCCAACTACTCCGTCACCAAAATAAATTTCATAGTTTCCGTTTTTACTTTCTTGTAAAAAATAAACAGGAGATTCTGAAGTAATATCCAATATATCTGTTACTTGGCTATAAACTTGTGTTGCTGTATTTCCAACATTTGGCGTTACTGATACAGAAATTGTTGTTGTATCAATATTGTTATCTGGCAAAACAAACACAGATTTTGGATTGGAATTTTCAACATAATTAAAGACATAATTTACTAGTGAACCTTCATAGATATTCAAGTTCTCAAAGTAAAAAGATGTATTAGATTTTGTTACTGTGGTTTCTTCTAAAGTAACAAAATTATAAGAAACATTATCAATGATACTAGAACTAAAATTAAAACCTTTTGGAATAGTTAATGTTTCTGGTGTGGTTGTTCCACTATCTACTGTAACATCAATAATGGCTCTTGGTGCAGTAACAGAGAAAGGAATATACCCTAATGTTTTGGCATGAGAAACAACCGAATCTCTTAATATGGCAGTATCTAAAAATGCTTCATTAGCCACCATATTCAGATAATATGAATTATAGTGGGTATTATAAGCAAGAATATCTAAAAGAATATTTAAGCCAGCACCTTCAAAATCATAATCTTGAAATTGAGATTGTTGTTTTAGATATGCTTTTAGGTTTGTCTTGATTTGGTCAAAATCAAGGTCAGAAATCTGTAAACGAGCGTTAGCCATTTTTTATCTAATCCGTTCTAGGAAAAAATTAATTGTAATTGGGTCAGTTCTATTAATAACAAAGAATTCCATTTCTACCATAAACCCATTCCTATCAAAATCTGCCATAGCATTAATTCTTGAAATTCTAGCTCTAGGTTCGTAGTTTGTTACTGTCTGTTGTATTTCGCTTTCTATGGAAGAAGCGGTAATTGTATCCATGTTTTCAAACAAAAGGCGGCGAATATTACTACCAATCTCTGGTTGAAAAGGCCTTTCATAGTGGCTAGTTAACACCAAATTCTTTACTGAATTGATAACCGCCATCTCACCAACATGGCGGTTTATGTCTTTTTTGACTGGATGAATAGTGAAATTTAAGTCTAAATCACTATATTCACGAGCGATGTTTGTGGTTACGGTTGCCATATCTTATTTATTCTACCTTAGGACAAATTTGATTTCAAAAAGTCTGTTCCAATCAAATTTTCTACCATATAATTTTGTGTGTTTCCAAGATTATCAAAACGAGTTAGGAAGATATAGTCATTCACAATGGCTCGTGATTTTTGATAAAAGTTAAAGTCGTGGTTTCGCCTTGTGGCAATCAATGAATTGGCTGTTGTAATATGAGTAATGATAGTGTTTACTTGGCCGCCAGTTAAAGTGCAATTTCCATTTGGAGCAATTGCAGCATTCATTGTTATCCAATCATTTGCAATAATAGTGTTGTTTCCAGTTAAATCGGTACCAATGAATAAACTAGTAAAGCTACCCAACATTGGAGTGGCATTGGCCACATCATCAGTCGCATTAGTAATCTTCAAAATTTGTTGGCCAACACCAGTTGCCAAATCATAGTTTGGAGCAGTCAGATTGCCATCTGTTGTAGCGGTCAAACCAGATATATTATCAGTATGTGATTTGAAAGTTGCCAATTCAATTATGTAACCACTAGCTGCATTAGCAAGAGCTGGTGCCATAGTTGCAGCTACAGGATCAGAAAAAGTATTTGCTGGATCAGTATTTGCTACTGTGAAAATTAGACTGGTGTTGGCAGTTAAAGTTACAATAACACCTGCATGAGGATTCTTATAGTACCTTGACCGAGTAGATGCTACTCCATCAGCAATATCATTTTGTTGCCATTCAGGAACACTTGTATTTGAAGCAGATAGATACTTTTTTGCTCCAGCTGTTAAATAAAGAGAACCGCCAAATTTTGAATCTTCAAAATTATAATCTAAACGAGCAAATACACTATTAGCAGCCATAATATTCCATTACATTAAAGGAGTAGGTGATGATGTTGGCCATCCACGGTTACCAATGTGATAGTGCATATCATACAGTAAGCGAATTAATTCCATTGGTCCCTTAATATCTGTAACAACAATACCAGAAATTAAAGGTGCATTAACACTTACAGTAGCTTCTATCATACCAGGAACAGCAGGTGCAACAGGAAATCCTGCAGCTATTCCACCAAGAGTTGAAATACCAGCAATAGGATTTAGTGAGCCTGGAACACCAGCATGAATACCTGTACCAGCAACAACAGAACCTGTGGATGTAATTGCACCGCCAGTAATACTTCCATCAACTGTTAAATCAGAATTTAATTGTAGTGCATCTCCAGCATTTAATATGAATTGACCTAATGAAGAACCAACAGTCAGTTCCATATCATCACCAGAGGTAACAGAAACTTTTTTATTTACAACTTGTTGATAATCACCATCAACTTCTAAGTAATAATTACCAGTAACTCTTTCATATTTGTTTCCTTGAACAGAAACAACAGAATCACCAACAATGGTTATGTTACAGATGCCATTAATCTTTACATTGTTATTATTAGCAACAATTTCATAATTATCACCAACTATTTTGTTTACTCTTGTGCCATCAGCTTGAACTTCTGTATATGTACCTGAACGATGTTGAGTGCGAATACGCTCGGCACCAGGAGTATCATCAAACTCCTGAAAGTGACCAGATTCAGTTTGCGTTACATTATTATATGGATATTTAGCTGCGTAATCTGATTCTGGTTCAGTCCACGAATACTCACTTGGTTGTGGTGTAGTTGCCATTATATGTTTGCCTGAAATGTTGTTGGGTCGTAATTTGTTCCAGTAGAATCTGGATATAAACTTAAAACTAACGCTTGTTTTTCAGCATCGGTCATTCCGCTTGGACTAGCTAAATTGTTAACTGCTTGAGCAGGAATAGCTAATACTGCTTGTGTGCTTCGTAATAATGATTGTGATTCGCTCAATACCTCTTTAGCCGCATCTGATAATCCAGAAGTACCAGCATCAACGGACAAAGAACTTGCAATTGAAAATAATCCTTTTGCCAATTCACCATATGCTTCTTTCAAACATTTTTGAAACATAGCCAAAAGATTAGCAGGTAAAGAAAGAATGTATTCAATGATTGCACGAATTTTTTTAATGCCATCCAAATACTTTGCTGTTTCTACAAGCTTTTCATTAATCCAACGGGTAATCTCTTTAATTCTTCTTGCTAAGTCTTTTAGAAACTCGGTCATACCAGAAGAAGCAGGAGATATTCCTAATGCATCAATAATTTTTCTAATTGCTAATCTAATTGCTCTTACTAAATCTCCAGCAAAAACTTTAGTTTTAGCCATTGTAGTTTGAATATAAACAGCAATATCACAAGCGTGTTCACGGTTATTATCTGCAACAGCAACACCAGTATTATCAACTATACCTCTAGCCAAATTTGAAACAGTAGGTGCACCAATTAAGGCTGTATCGCCAATATTTGTAACTTTTGGTGCGTTAGTTTCAATTACTTTACCTTGAGCATTTGTTCTTGTTGTTGCTTGAACACCAGGATTTGTTTGGGCTTCTTTTTTTATTTGTGTAAATGTTTTTGGTGTAACTGTGGATGCTATAACATCATCAACACCTCCAGTAACATTACCAGATTCATCATACACAACTCCGTTAGCGCCTATAATTGCCATCGTTATACCTTTTGTTTAATGCCAGGCATCATGCCCATCATTACAGGTTGTTGAGCATTTTCACCATCTAAGAAAAAACCAACAACCCAATCTCCTAATTTAGGTGATGAAAATGTATTAGAATTATTTAATGGATACATTGGGTGAGCCCATGGTAAATTTTCAGTT